TTTTAAGTTGTATGTTTTGTTTATCTATTCTATTTAGATTGCCTGTAATAAATCTTGCTGTACCAAGACCAAAAGTAAGAGCCATTTTTGATTTAGATGGGTCAGGGTCATAGATATATTCATCTATAAGTAGTTCAGAGTGTTCTGTAAGTCTTACTGTGGAATCATCAAGAAAGGTGATAGCCATACGACCATTAGTTGTAATGGCTTCATCATTACTTTGTATGCCAAGATTAACTTCAGCTTTTAAAGGTTGATCTCTTACTATTTGTGCAGAACCATTAAGTTCTGAAATATCCCCAATATCAACAGCCTGTTGCTGTTCCCCCATCATTTTGAGTGATACAAATATTAGAGTTAGATGTAGTAGTTTCAATTTTTAACCAATCCCTCGCTAGTGTAGATGATTGTATGATGTTAAAAGTATTACTGCTACCATCTAAATCCATATAAAAATAAGCTGAATCAGATGATGTATTTCCTGCATAGCCACTACCTGTAAAGTTAATTGTGTTTGAACCACCATTAACATCCACATAATTAATTGCATTGGCATAATCAATATCAAAATCAAATTGATTAGAATCACCTAATATAATCCAATCTAAATCAAGATAAGATGAATCAGCATTTTCTGCAATTTTAATATCAAAGGTATTACTACTACCTGTAACATCTATATTCATATCAATATAATCAGCAGATATTAAACCAGTGCTATTGAGTAATATATCCATAACATTACTATCACCATCAAATTCAAAAAAACCAGTAAAGTTATCGCCATCTATACCATCTGACCTAAATAAATTACTTGAACCAATTTGGTTTATATCAAGTGTCATACTTATACCATCAAGGTCTAAAGCAGTCATAGTTCCTGAAACAGCACTTGTTCCACCTATAAGGTTTGTGCTACCTAACTGTTCAAGGTCAATAGATGCAGTATTACCGCTTTGGTCTACATATATTTCATTGTCTGCATAAATAAATACAGAGATCAACATCATAAGATTAATTATTTTCTTCATATTTCCAGTACCCTTTATCGTAACCGATAATAATAAGTTCTAATACAGCACCTTCTATAGCTTTCATTAAGGCTATAGTTGTACTCTCGTTGCGTGAAACACCAAACTCCACTTCAACTAACTCAGTACCCATCTCTATGAATTTAAACAAATCTTGTGACTGTCCATAGGAAAGTATTGTCTTACTGGACATTACTTCTACTAATATCTCACCAGTAGCTACAGAAACCATTCTAAGGCTTACAGTGATAGTATCTTCACGATACTGCACACTTGTGCCTATTCCTAAATATCTTGCTCCTGCACCGCCTGTAATTAAGTTACTATCATACGATACAACAGCACCTTCAAGCAAGACACCTGCAAATAGCAAAGGCATAATCTTATTTTCTTCATCAAGTTCTTCTCTTGTGCTTCTTATTATTTGCCTTTCTTTTACTAAATTATCTAAACCAACTCTTTCAACAACTCTAAAGAACTGACCATTACTTGCATGTTTCAATGTTCTTATTAATAGATTGCTTGGAGCTTGTGTTATTGCACTAGAAAACAAAGCAAATTCGCTGTTGCTTTTTCTTTGACCTGTTTGGTCTGTAAATGCAGTAGGATATACAGCTACTACTGGTTTTGTTTGTGGTGATTGTACATTTAATAATTCTTTTGATTGCAAAGAAAATATATTAGGTTTCTCTTTGCTCTTATGGTCAAATCTAATTTGTTGTGTATCTTGTATTACGCTTGTAACAGAACAACTAGAAAGTAAAAGAACCAATAGGTAATGTGATCTCTGTAACTTCGCCATCTTGGTTGGTTATCCTTAGTGTTATAAATTGTCCATCAGATGTATATTCTATAGTATTACCTTCTAACTCAATAGTACCTTCTGTTTGTGGGGTTTCACCAAATAAGTTATCCACAAGTTGTCTTGATAGTTGTGCATAGATACGAGACTCTAAATTTCGCATAAATCTAGCTAGTGTAGTATTTTCTTTATCTCTTTCTATTTGTTCTTGTAAGGCTTTTATTTCTTCTTTAATAGTCATCTTCCTATTGAACTCTTGATTTTCAATAGTCAAATAATGTGAACTTGTGTTGACACCACTAAAAGATGGGGATTTAAACTTATGAACTATTTGGTCTGCTACTAAAGATTGTATAAATACTACTAAAATTAAAATTATAAACATGAAGCTAAACCATACTGCTACTCTTAGTTTTGCAGCTTCTTCTTGTTCTATTTCTTTTTTAGTAAGTTTTCTTTTTTTATAACTTAAAGCCATTAGTCTTTCCTTTGGTCATCTCTATCAGCTTTAGCCAACCTATCTGTGTGCATAAGCTGTGGTACACCTAGTATAGTCTTCAGAAGAGTGTCTTGTCTAATAATCTCATTGTCTACAGAACGAACTCTATCAATTAATGCTACTAATATTCCATGTTGTGAGTCTAGTTTTTGACCTAATCTTTGTTCTATTTCTGATATTTGAGCAGATACCTTTTCATCTAAAACATCTACTTTTGTTTCCATACCATCAATAATTTTGTTTATGAGTTTCCAAATAAATAAACCTAGACCTATAGCTGCTGCTATTGGAAAACCAACTTCATTAATTAATTTAACTACAGCATCCATTAGCTTGGCACACTTGGAAATGTAACATCATCTATAGAGGTGGCACTTGAATTATTAGATGGTAAGTCTCTTAATGATTGTCTGTATGTAGCCCATTCTTGTTTCTTAGAATAAGATAAAGGGCAATCATTTACTTGAGTCCAGTCTGATTCTTTTAATAATTGGTTTCTTTTATTTCTTAATATCTCTAATACATTATCAGTTCTTTGTATTGCTTCACCATTAACAACCTTATAGTCATTAGGCTGATAATCTCCCTCAATAATTCCTTGTCCTTCTGATAGTCCTACTTCATTTATTTCTGCAACAGTAGAAGTTGAATGTTCTATTTCTCCTGTTTCTAAATTGTATATAGTAAATATGTTCATTATCTTGTGTTATCCATCATTACATTAAGTGAAAGCTGAGTATGATTATATCCACCTGAAAAATATACTCTCCAATAAACTGTAGATTGTGATGTAGATAATGTGGTTATTTGACCTGTATAAACATAAGTATATCCTCTATAAGTACCAGCACTCCAAGAAATATTAGTATTACCACTTGCATTGACCCAAGTGGAATTGTTTAAAGAATACTGAACCCTTCCACCACTCACATCACCAAGCACTCCTGAGAAGATGGCAACATAACCTGCATTGTCTCTAACCTCAGTAATAGTTACTGGTACAAATGAAGCATTACTACCTGTATATGGTGATGTTCTTTGCACATAAGTTTGACCATCTCTAGCTAGTGGGAATTTAGTGGCTGCTGTTAAATGACTAACAATAGTAGAACTTACATTATCAAAACTCTTTACATTTAAAGTATCAACATTGATTCTATCACCTGTAATTGTGTTAGATGCTATCTCTGTAGCTGTAATCGTGCCTGAAGCTATGGCATCTGCTGTCACTGAATTTGCTATAATTTGGTCTGCACCAATAGAATCTGCTGCCATTTGTGTGGCTGTAATAGTTCCACTAACAATATTAGCTGCAACAATCGCATTGGCTGCTACTTTATCAGCAGTTACTGCATCTGCATTTATCTTAGCTGCTGTTACTGCGTTAGCTGCAATTTGTGTAGCTGTAACTGCATTGGCAGCAATCTCATTGGCTGTAATTGCATTAGCTGTAATCTTTGCACTGGTTATTGCATTAGCCGCTATTTTATCTGTGGTAATTGCATCAGCGTTTATCTTTACAGCAGTAATTGCATTTGTGGCTATCGTATCAGCAGTTATTGCTCCTGCATTTATTTTAGCTGTGGTGATAGCGTTAGCAATAATTTTATCTGATGTGATTGCATTTGCTGTAATGTTATTAGCAACAATTGCGTTTGCAGCCACCTTATCAGCAGTCACAGCATCTGCTGCTATTTTTACAGCAGTTATGGCATTAGTTGCAATAGTATCTGCTGTGATAGCACC